TAGTCAGAACCTGTCCACTTTGATTTTGTGTCGATACCGACGTAAGGACCTGCTAGTACAGGTGCTGAGAATGCAGAGACTGCTGCTACTGCTAAGAGTGATTTAAACATTTTTGTTTTTATTTTCTCGCAAGGAAAAACCCCTGCGGATGTTAGACTACCCCGACATGGGAGTCTTTCTACGCAGGGGCACGATTTTTTCGATCCCTTTGTACAGTATATAGTATAAGACTATACAGTATTTTTGTCAACTCCTCTAAGAACTGAAAATCCTTTGACTTTTTTGAATTCAATTATAGCGTTGAATTTCTCTACTAAATCCTGTTTATGACTGATAACAAAGACGTTAGCATCTTTTATAACATAACGAATAATTTTTAGAAACTCATCTGTTCCTAGACCATCAAGTGAGGAATCGAACACTTCATCCATGATTAGAAGATTAGTCACAACACTGTTCTTCATCTTTGCTATCTCTCTCCATGTGAATAAAAGAGCAAGGTCAATCCTCATCTTCTCTCCTTCAGAGAATGATGAGTATGAAAACTTATCGTGTATAGGTGACTCTATTTTCTCGTTGAACTCTTCATCAAGTGTAAAGTTGATGTAGAAGTCCATCATCTGTAAGTACTTGTTGACCTGTTGATTGATGAGAGGAATATATTTCTTGATGATAGAACTCTTGACACCATCATCCTTCAGCAATATATTTGCTTCTTGATAGTATTCGTAATTCTCTTTTAGATCTCCATAATCAGCAAGGACTTGTTTCAATGATGCCTTGTATTTACTTAGTTTCTCATGTTCAGAATTTCTGTTTTCAAGTCTAGTGGTAATAGTTTGAATTTCTTGTTCGAGTTTATTAGATTGTTTTCTTGATCCAGTAATGCGAACATTAGTTTGAGAAATTTCATTTGATAGATCGGAGATCTCTTTTTGTATAGAAATAAATTGCTTCTCTCTAGATTCTGCATCTGAGATAGCATCTTCGATTTCTTGGAGGTTGTCCTTGAAACCGGAGATAGTTTTTTCTAGTTGGTCAATCTTATTTACACGAAAGTCTTCATGTATAGTTTGTGTACATGTAGGGCATGATACATTGTTCGTAAAGAAGTCTCTTTCCTTCGTAGAATTTGTGTGTTTAGACTGTAACTTTCCTTTATATGTTCCTAGTTTTCTTAGAGTTTTACCTGCATCTGTATAATCTTTGATTCTTTCTTCTTTCATCTTGAGATCATATAGAAGATTATCTACAAGATTTTGATACTCTTCCATTTCATCTTCAATATTCTGTATCTCTTGTCTCTTCGTACTTATCTCTTCCTGCCCACTCTCTTCTATAGACTTGATAAAATTTTGCTGCATGACAATCTTATCTGCAACACTTTCTTTTTTTAGATCTAGCGTCTGTAATTTAGTTCTAACACCCTTAACTTTCTCTTTTAGGATGTCTGACATGGTAGAGAAAACTCTGATGTCTAGAAGATCTTCTATAACTTCCCTTCGATGCGGAGCACTAAGTTGCATAAAGGGAACGAAAGAAGCAGACCCAAGTATAACAATTTGAGTGAACGATTTGTAGTTGAGTTTGAGTATTTGCTCTTCCAAAGACTTTTGTTGATCTTGTGCATTAGCATCTTCATTGAGTTTGTTTCCATTTCTCTCTATAATAAATTTGTTTGGTTTGATTCCTCTAATAATTTTGTACTGTGTACTATGAACAGAGAAGTCTAGTTCTACAAGACAATCTTTATCATTAGAAGAGTTTACAATTTGACTCTTGGTAATCTTACGGAAAGGTTTATTGAACAATGCAAAACATAAGGCATCAAGTATGGTCGATTTTCCTGCACCATTTTTACCTATGATAACTGATGTGCCATGCTCATTCAGTGAAATTGTGGTAAATTGATTTCCTGATGATAAGAAATTTTTATATTTTATCTCTTTGAATTCAATCATTATCTTCTACTGGAATCACAATGTCATCTGATGATATTATAGTATATTTCACCTTTGCTCGTTCACATGATGCAATAGCAATTGTGTCTTGTACTTCTACCACATCCATCTCAATATTACCTTTTGCTTCGAGTTGAATTCCATACCTCTCACAATCATCACGTTCTTGAAAAAGAAAGACTACTTTCTCTCCACTACTATCTTTGACTGCATAAGCACCTTCATCTTTATAACCTTTAGGAGCAAGAATCCACATTAAATTGTTACCTCACATGCTTCTTTATACATGTTCTTGAGAAGAGATTTGATTCTGTTTTTATCGAGATCAGTCTCTAGGTCATCTACAAATTTATCTAACAGTGTCACGGTATCCTCAGTCTGTTCTACTATTGTATCATCTAATTGAGATCCGTCAATCTTTTCTACAATCTTGAGATCGTAAGGTCCTGCATGAGACAGTGCATCAATAAATCTTTCATACTCTTTCTTATTTGACTTCTGAAATACAACAACCTTTACAAACATATCTTTATAATCTTGAAACTTAAATAATTGTCTAGGAGTATCGTTATACTTGATAACTTTGTACATCTGGTAAGGGTTGTTGACTGGTTCTAGTTCTAATGTGTCGGTATCAAATATGTGAAATCCACGATTATCGTTACAATCATTCCAGTATAACTCATATGGATTACCTAGATAAGATATAGTACCATCTGTGGAGCGAGTATGATAATGACCAGAAAAGGTTTTAGTAAATTTTTTGAAAGGCAGAGCGTCATGACCATCTTCCATTGTATATCCATGATGTGCAGAGAATCCATTGAGTTCGAGGTGACCCATACAGACTTTGGCAGCAGATCTTTTTATAATGGAGTAAGTCCTTTCACTATCATCTGAAGTTATCCAAGGAACAAATAATACTTTGAGTTTGTCAAACGTTCTTTCTTCTGGATTGACAATGACATCTATATTGTCATACTCTCTAAGTATTAAATCTAATGTATTGATCTCATTTGTATTTTTATAGAATGCAGTATGATTGCCAACAATAGATGTAAGTTTACATCCCATATCTCTCAACTGATCGAAGTAATTTCTCTGTGCCCAGTCTAAAGAATATAAATCAATACCTTTTCTAGAATCAAAAGTATCACCCATATCAATGACAGTGGTAATACCACGTTCCTTCAATGTAGGAAAGAAAATATTATCATAGAACTTTCTAAAGTAACTATGAAAATGCTTTGATCCTTTTTTGAAACCAAAGTGTTGATCGGTAATAATAGCAACCTTCATCTATTAGTATTCCTTGATTGTATAGCATCTTTGATTGAATTATATTCAGATGATTTACCTTCCTGATCGGCAGTCATGACTTCATCAAAACCAGATCTTTCAATTATTTTTTGTTTTATTTCTAATTGTTTCTTTTCTTTTTGTATTCTACGTAAAAAAGCATAGTGTATGATCTGTGTAAAATATGCAAAAGGATTTTTAGATTTATCAGGATTAAAATTATTAATATACTGCACACAGTTTTCTATTCCATCACATATCATGTCGTCCTTGAACATATAGTTTACAAAGTTTGGTTTATATGACAAGTGTGTAGCAATTTTTAAGAAACATTCACCAAGATAATTTGTAATTCTTGGTTTTGGTTTTCCTAACTTCTCTGCCTCTAAGATTTCAAGTTTGTATGCAACAATAGCAGCAAGGAACTCCTTATTATTGACATAATGCTCCGATCTTTTTCTAACCATCTTATGTATTGATTATGTTCATATTATAGCATAGCTTGACAACCTTGTCTATTCTATGTACAATAACTCTGTAAGGGTTCAAGGGATGGGTATATTAATTAATTCTTAGATTTATAGAGTTTCTCTAGAATATCTCTCGCTTTAGATACACTATTGATATATCCCATATCTTTAGTTAGATCAGGATTAGTTGCTTTGAACCCATGTTCTACTAAGTCTTTATAGGTATTTATTAATTCAGTGCTATTAATTTGTGATATAGTGATTACTTTCTTTAGTGAAATTACAAAGGTATCATCATCTGTTAATTTCATCCACGGTTCAAACTTATACCCCATGGGTATATTCGTTCCAGAGGAACGAATTTCTTCACATACCACTGGATTTGACACAACTATATCTTCTGGGACGCCACTATTATCTACCATGACCAACGCTAATATTTCTTCTCCACTTGTAAGTTTTAATGAAGCATAAAACTCATCATAAGGTTCATCCGATTTTGATTTGGAGGATTTCATAGTTGAATTTTTCTTCGTTGTAGTATTTGATCCTTTCGATCAGGTGGTTTAGTGTGTAATTGTTTCTCGACCCCTTCTTCGTATCATCTGCTATGTCAAACAATGTTGCACTCACCTTGTTGTTTCCTTTTCTTAGAACTCTACCAATAGATTGAAGTGTTCTAATTCTAGACTTGCTAGGGGAAGCAAAGATAATGTTGTGCAAATTTTTGATGTTGATGCCTGTTGAGAATGTGCCGAATGATGCTACTATTATAGCATCTTTTTCAGTCTCAGTAATCCTTCTGACCTCTTCTCGTTCTTGAGCATCCACACCACCATGAACAAAAAATACCTTTCGGTTACCAGTATTTATGAGATCAAAAAGAACTTGTCCATGGGTGACAACCCTACTATAAAGTATCAAAGTATTACCTTTCAAGTCATGAGCGAGGTTCTTTATGAACTTATTTCTCTTTTCGTTATTGATAATATATTGAACTTCATCCTCATAAAGATCAAACTTCTGAGGCTCATGTTTCATGAGTAAAACTTTGATGTTTAATTTAGCGAGATATCCTGCATCTTGTAATTTTTTAGTGCTGATAATTTTATATGATGGACCAAACAATCCTTCAAGTACCCACTTATGAGTCTGTGTGCCATCAAGTGTACCAGTAAAACCATATCTATACTTTGTGTCTGCCATTTTAGTCATGATATTCACTAGTGATTTTGATTTGAATTGATGTGCTTCATCACCTATTACCACTTGAAAATTAGCAAACCACTTACGGTCTAATTTGTATATACTCTGCCATGTGGAGATTATAACTGATTGTTCAGTATTTCTTGGTGCACCACCATAAATTTTATAACAATATTTTTGTGCATCCCAACCATAATCTTCAAAATCTTTGTACATCTGTTCTACAAGTGATGTGGTAGGAACAATCAATAGTATTTTTCTATTGTTTTCTACATGATATCTACAGATAGAATAGATCATCAGCGATTTACCTGATGCAGTGGGTGATATAAGCAACCTTCTATTACGTCTCAGAGCGTCTGTAACACCTTCTACTTGATAATCTCTAGGTTTATACTTGGATATAGTTGTCAGATAGTCTCTGACGCCTTCCTCTGAGAAAGATTCATTCTCTTCGTAAGGCAATCCATAATGTTTATTTTCTTCAAACTCAAATGTATATGAATATCTCTCGCAAAAAACTTGTAACTTATCTATCAATCCACAATAGATCTCTCCTCTATCCATGTTGAACAGACGAATCTTACCATCCCAATACTTATTACGGTATTGTGGCATAAATTTGGCACCCGGTACATCAAAAGTAAATTGATCCTGTAACTCGTGCTTTATATGTGGGTCACATTCGACTCGTAAGAATACTTCATTCTTCTTACGTATAACCAGATCAGCCATAACCAGAGGTAAATCGTCGCCACTCTATTGCATTCTTTATTTGATATGTTCTATTAGAAATCTGTTTGAGTATCTCTTCTGTATAACGAAGCATCATATCATAATACTCTCGTTTTAGAGATAGTTTTTTTAGTTTCTCATCAGCGTCAAGATAAAGTTTTAGATCATCTTTATCTCTTACCTTGAATGGAAAGGGTTCTTCTGCATATACAGCAGCAGTCGCTTTCCCTTGATAATACTGTCTTCTTTCTAATAAAATTTTAGAGTAAGCAGTCTCAGTTTGTTTTCTGAGAGTGAGCGTTACATTATATATGTCGTAATACTTAGCGTGTAATTGGGGTATTTTTAGTGACTCTGCATCAAGTTCGTCTTGATTCATTTTAGAATCAGACTCCCACATCTCTTGTATCTTATCTAATGAAAAACTAGACTTTCTTTCCGTCGTCATTGATCAAGTCGTACATAGTATATTTGAATATAGCAGTTGCAGTATAATACTGTTGCTGTTCTATTGTAGCATCAAAAGGTATTCCTGTCAGTTCAATTGGAAAGAGATCTCTGAACTTAATTGATCCTGCTTCTTGATAATTACTGTTGAGAATGATGAGTGTACCATCAGATCTTTCTTGAAAAGAACTGTTGTCATCAGGAAAATATCTACTGTTTTTCTGTAACCTTGAGAACTGATCAAAAGTTTCTGGAAATCCCAGTGAAGTTATCCATTCATATAATTGAGTGTAGTTTTCTAAATTCTCATCTACAAGAAAGTCAACTCTTAGATCTTGATAGGTAAGTTTTTCACCGGGTACCGGTAAATCTCTAAGGTAGTTTGCTTGTACAGCAACACCAAGAGATAGTCCGGGTAAATTTGCTCTATTGCAAAGAAAGTCTACCTTTGGACATTTATTGATAACTAATTTAAATCCTCCTATCGAGAGTAAGTTCTTATTGGATACTTCGTTAAGAGAACATGGGTTGTTTGACATATCATTATTTATTGCCAGAATTCATCTAATACATCGAATACTCTATTAAGATAATCGTTAGCACCTTTACATTCCCATTCACCCTTTTCTCCTATCTCACACTTATAATGTAGCTCTCTTTTGAGTTGCATTAATTTACTGGTCATTGCAACTTTGTCTAGTCTACCGTTCATAATCGTTGTTGTATCAATATTAATTATAAAAGAACAAAAAAAAAGACCCCCTCAAGTGAGGAGGTCGGAACGTAATTATACTTATTACCTTACATAAGGTTTTGAACCTTAACTCTTCTGTAGTAACGGTTAGAACCAGCAGTGATTCTTCCAAGACCTTGAGTTGTACCTTCAGCGAATGGGTTTGATACCATACCGTATCTGGTTTTGAAACCAATCTTAGGTTGGAATGTATCCTGTCCAACTGCACGAACCATCTGTAATGGAACGTATGGGCAGTAGAATAATCCTGCGTCATAAGGTGAAGAACCTTTGTAACCCATAACGTAGTACTGATCAGCAGATAGGTTAGCAGCGAATGGGTCGATGTATACCTTGAATCTTCCGTTCAATGTACCTGCGAATGTGTTACCTGTATCGTCAACTGTTAAGTTAGCGTTTAGAGCAGGAGTGTAGTCTAGTTGACCTGCAGCAGCAAGTGCAGAAGCAACGTCAGCAGAACATAGGATAATGTTACCCTTTCCTCTACGAGTTTCCTGTGCGATTGCGTTTGCATCTCTTTCAAGTTGGAACATCATTCCCTTGAACTTCTCAACCATCCATCTTCCGTTTGAGTCAACGTCTAAGTCGAAGACACCTGTTGATGCAGTGTTTGTCTGTGCACCGGGTCTTGCAACCTTGTAGATTGTTCTGATGATTTCTCTGTTGATCTCAGCAAGTATCTCTGTTGAGAGGATATTTGCTAATTCTGCTTCTGCATCTAGACCGTGGATTGCCTTCAAGTCTTGAGCAAGTTCTAAACTGTACTCTGCCTTTAGTGCTCTTGATCTTGCTGCAACAGTAACCTTCTCGATGCTGAATGACATCTCGCGGAAGTCATTATTTGATGCATCTCCTAAAGATTCAAGTGCAGTTGAGTCAAAACCTTGACCAACGTTATAAGCGTTAGCAGATCCACCATTTAGGATAGATGGGTTTGTTCCATCTGTCGCAGGTGCTTGACCTTGTGCTGTTGTACCGAAACCAACGTCTGTTCCGCCGTCAGTTGTGTTGAGTACATAGTCACCCTGAGCCAGAGATGTGTCGCTATCTTGAGCAGAGAACGCTGAATCTGGTTCGTTGAAGAATGCCTCTCTTCCTGACTGTCCATCGTATCTGGTTCTCATCGCGAAGATAAGACCTGTTGGACCGTTCATTGGTTGTACGCCTGCTAAATCGTATGCCACCAAGTTAGGCATAGCACGACGTATAAGAGAGATTAGAACTGGGTCAAAACCTGCTACAGGTCCTGTCTCAGCTGATCCACCACTGAATCCGGGAGTTCCTGCGGACGCTCCACCGTTTCCTAATGATGTTGTAGGAGGTGCTTCTGTCAAGAATGCACGTTCCTCTCTTAAAAATCTTTCTTGGTTTTCTAGAAGTTGTGCGGTAACCGCTTTCCTGTGATTATCAGATATCTTATCAATACCTTCTGCCTCTAGGAGAGGTTGCCACTTCTTCTGTAGTTGAGAAGAATTAAACATAATAGTTGCGTTTTAGTTAATTTACTGGTACTTAGTTAGTGCCTGAATGTATGACTCCATAGCAGGGGAATGTGCCTCTACTGGTGCATCTTCAGAGATAACTTCTTGTGAACTTGCCTCTGGTTTCTTAGGAGCGAAATATGTCTCTCTAAGAGTAGACAGTTTTTCACGATATTGTACTTCACTTTCAAACTCAACGCCTTCTGCTAGATTTGCAATCTTCTCTTTTTGAGATAGTGCAAGACCCTCACAGACTTCATCTAGGATGTTGTCGGAAACAGATGTTGCTAAACGCTTCGTTAATGAAACATTGCTCTCAATCTGTTCATTGAGTTTAGTCTCCATATCATCTAATTTTTCGACCATTGCCTCAAGTACATCATATTTTTCATCAGGGATGTTTACATAATGTTCTTCAAAGAGGTTCTTAAGACCGGTCATAAAGGACTCAGAGAGATCTCCTCTGATTCCTGATTCTAATTGAAGTGTGTTCTCAGTGAACCACTCATTTGCTACGTACTCTAGGTACGAATCAATTCTCTCAGTAAGTTCTTTCTTGATAGAATCGACTTCTTCGATAAGAGTCTTATCGTACTGAGCAGACATCGCCTCTTTTGCTTCGGCGATTCTTGATTTTACAACTGCCTCGAAAACGGTAGTTGCTTTTGTTTTGAACTCATCAGAGAGTTCTTCACCTTCAAGAAGTGCTTGAACGTCTTGTGAAAGATCGATCTCCTCTTCTTGTATCACATTTTCTACTTCCTCTTCCTGTTCCACTTCTTCGTTAGCACCACGACCGTAACCTGATGAGGTTATAGCAGCAGGACCGGGAAGAGTTGTTGCTCCAGCAGACCCTTTAGTCTGTGGATCACCCTGTTGGGCAAACTTAGCGGATGGAGTCTTCAACTTGTTAGAGTCGTCTGTAGACTTGGAATTCATAGGAGTAGGACCACCTAGATCCTCAACTGCACCTGCGTCTGGGACGTAGTTTGGTGCCTTTGGCATAGGATCGGCAGACTTAGCACCTTTCGTTACCTGATTTTCCATCTCATGTAGTTCGTTGTTTTCAGCCATTATGGTTCCGAATGTACTAGTTTTAGTGTTAATATTATTATTTATAAGTTAGATAAGAAGTCCGCGAAGAGACGCAACTTGTTTGCCTCTAGAATTTCGTTATCTACCAATTTATTTATAGAGTTCTTAACCTCATTGCAATGCTTTTCACGCAAAACGTTTCCTTCCCATACCCATTCTTTACCTTCCATGATGCCATCTACGAAAGCATCTGGTGCAGATGGGTCCGCTACTATATCAGCAGCAGTGGCAAGCATGAAGTCTTCACCAACGTGATTTACACCATCAACGTTCTTGATAGAACCCATACCACGACTGGAAACTCCGAGTTTTACTCCTTCAGAGAGAAGAGATTCCGCGATTTTTCCCATAGGTGTTGATAAGATTTGTGCCTTACCAATAAAGTTATTTCCTTCTTGAGTCAGAGAAACAATTTTATGAGATACACGATCCAAATTTATAGATGGACCGTCTGGATGACCCAACTCTCCTAGAGCACGACCTTTATCTGTAAAGTTTTGGTTATAACGAGATACCTCATTGACCATTGTCTCTAGTGGGTAAAATCTTTTATTACGATTTACCACCTCTGCTTGCAGAAATGGACCCTGAATGTATAAATTTTTCTTTCCGTTTTTTTCTTCAGTTATGATTTCAACTGATTCAATTTCTTCTGCTATAAGTTTCATCCTAGTTGTACCTCGTTGATGTATAACTCACACCCACTTGCAGAAGAGGGTTTCAATATAGGAATAACTGATTTGAATAAAGTCGCAGTTCCAGTAAAGTCTGCTAGTGATGCTGTATTTGCATCAACTGTAATTGTAGTTTTATAATCGTTATATCTTTGCGATCCTACAACTTTTGTGACTTCAACATGCTTGATAGCAGTATTGTATCCACCAACTGCAGATCCAGTGAGTGTTACAAAATCTCCTTTAATAATTTTTGTGTCTCTGCTATCGACTTCTAGTATTGTTGGATTCCCTTTTGTGATTGCGACTATGGTTGAATTAGCAGGATGTGCATACCTAAGTATCTTGTCATCCTGTTTGTTCACATGAATCGAAGATACACCAACTGCTGATGTTGTTGTATTGCATACCCCAACCAAACCACCGCCTTTTGCAGCAGTAGCAGAACCGTGTAATAGTCCTGTCTTCACAATAAATGAATCACCAGTAACTGCTGTAGCATTATTACTACTCAAGATACCGAGGTCTGTCACCTGTTTTAATGGTTGAGTCATTCTACTTCTTGTGTTTCTGTTTCAGTTTCAGTTTCAGTTTCAAGTTCAGATTCAGTCTCTGGTGCTTCCTCTTCTGGTGCACCGAATAAAGAATTAGCAACCTGTGGTCTCATTTCATCAACTTTATCTGCTGCTTTCATTATCAAAAGATCTTTCACAGCGTCTTGCACCTCAGATGGTGAAGCACCATCGATCATCATATCAACTAATTCTGCTGATTCCATATTGAATTTTTATATAGTATATCTATTTATACTTATATTTTAGCTTTCTTTATATCAATGCCGGGTGGTTCCGTGCTGTTACCCTTTGTATCTGGGTCTTTTCCATTCTTTCCGAGATTAGTTGTCGCTCTGTCAACTTCCATTTGACCTTGTGCTATCATTTGCTGCGTTTCTAAAGGTACACCAACACCTGTTGCATTTTCTTCTTCCATTTCCTTATCCATTTCTATCATTTCTTCTTCAGTCTGACGTAAAATCTTACGCTTCACATAGTCACGAGAGTAGTAAGTTCCGATGTATGGTTCAATCTGAGTCATGAGATTGAGTCTCTCATTCATCAACTCAGTTTCTTTGAGTTCTGCAAAATGATTGTCATAGAGATAGTCGAATTGAATATGTTCTGACATCTTATTCCAATCTTCCGGTGTCACTATGTTTTTGAGAATTAATTGTGTCTTGAGAAGATCTAAAAATACACCACTAAATCTCTTTCTCAAGCGACCAACAAACTTACTGAACATAAGTTCGTCACGCAAAATTTCTGATGATCTGCCTAAATTGAATCCACCATCTGCCCCTATTCTAGACTCAGGTACATTGAGTGAACGATATAGTTTTTTCTGAAAATATTCTACGTCTGTAAGTTCTCCTAAGTTCTGTCCACCGGGAAGTGTTGTGATCTCTGTTCCACGACCACCTTCTCTTCTTGGTAACCAGAAATCTTCGAGCATAGACATAAATTTTTTGTCATCCTTAATCTCTCCAGTGTTTGCATCATATACAAGTTTGTTTCTGTAACGACTCATCACATCACGCAAGTACTGTTCTGCTTTTACTTTTGGTAAGTTACCGACATCAATGTAAAATATTCTTCTTTCTGGTGCTCTTGATAATCTGTAGATAACAAGAGAGTCCTCAATCATACGTAACTGATTGAGTGCCTTGATTGACTTATGCAAATATGATAAACCAATGTGTTTGTTTCTATCTACTAAACCTGATGAGCAATATGTAATCGCATCTTTCGCAATCTTAACACCCTTACCTGCAATACTACCATACTTCTGTGCAGTTCCTTGTGGATAGTATGTGTAGAATTCTACAACCTTTGTATCTTCAGTGACAGACTCGCCTACAGATCCTGATGGTTTGACTTCGTATCTCTTGTCTTGATCCTTTGGTCTGATTCTCATCAACTTGATTTTTAATGGATCGATATATCTTACTTCTTCTAATCCTAATTCTGGTTTTTGAAGATCAATTACTTTGTGGTAGTAGAGTCTACCATCTACATACCAGTTTCTGAATATTTCGTGTGCCTTCTTATCAAATCCGATTAGATCTTTGATATACTTGAACTCGTCTCTTATTACATTCTTCAGACTTGAACTTGCATTTAGATTATCTAAATCTATTTCTACAGGAGAATCATTTAGGTCCGCAACAATCGCTTCATTGACAACATGTTCCACAGCAGTATCACACTCAGGGTGTAGTGCCATGTTACGATATTTTCTAATGATGTCGAACTCTGTTCTGAATACTCCTTCAATATCTACATACTGACCGTAAAATCCTGAACTAAGATAATAGTCAGCACCATCCTCATTGTTTGGGGGGACGGGACTGACTACACCTTTCGACTTCTTTTCTTCATCGTCTATTGAGAATCCAAAAAGTTTTGCCATTATTATATTAGACTTATAGTAATCCTATTTATTATACCACAGATGGAGCACCTTGTCCATCAGCACCCTTATACGCTTCCCAGTACTGAACTTGAAGTGTAACTTGGAACTCTTCGATACCCTCTGTATCATAATTGAGTTCGATTGGTGAAACCTGACTTGGCCAGCAACCTTGCATGTAGTATCTTCTAAGAACTGGAATTTTGGATTCGCTTTCAGTTGCTCTACCCTCAGTAAACTTCGCTCTTCCGAGTTGGTTTACAATCCAATTCACTTGATAGTCGCTAGGGTTAATAGTTCCTGATCCGTCAGATACTTTAGTGATAAAGTTTGCCCACTTCTCAAATGCTTCTCGAAGTTTGAAATCACCGTCGTTGATGACTGTGATTGTCCATGGGTCAAATCTTCTATCACCCGCGACCTTAAGTTGTCTACCTCTGAAAGGAACTACGACTTCTGCGATATTTGATGCAGGAAGTTGTGCTCCCTTGATCATCATTCTAAAAGTTGTATCACCTATCTCAGGAAAGATATCTTCTGTAGGAAATGCCATCTCAACCTCAAAAAGATTGGGACGAGCACCACCTTGAATCAATCTTGCCTTGAAATCATCAATTGTTCTAGCGTTGTTTGGTACTGAAAAAATGTTCTGATCCATTTGTTATACCTCCTAAACTGTGCCTACAACTTCACTGAAGGAAACTCCAGTTCTTGTTGCGACGAATGTTAGTCCTATGAAGTTAATCGACCTTGATGGCTTCAGGAATATGTCTGCCACAAACTCGTTGCGGTCAATAACATCTGGTGTGTTGTTTGTTTCATCACACACGAGTAAGAAGTCTGTGACTCCTCGTTTAGATTGAACATCTCTTAGGAATGGTTCAACAATATTGACAAAGTTTGATCTTGTGCCTGCATCATTGAGTTCAAAGAGTTGAGCATTTGCTGCTGCCTCAATCGCTTTCTCTACTGTGATGAATAATCTTCTGACGTTGATGCGGTCGAATGCACTACTAAATGCAAGTGCAGTCTTGTCACCAAAGAGAGTAATTCCAGATCCGGGTAATGAGACAACTGGGTTGATTCTATCTGAATACAACTGATCTCTGTCTGCCTGACCGGGATTGTATGCTAGTTTCACTGCATGTGCAAGTGAACCTCTTGCTGTTCCTGCGGGTGAAAACCATGGGAACTGATTGACATCTGTTCTAACACAAAGTCCTGCGATGTCACTTGAAAGTGGCATGTAATTGAACTTCTTGTTGAACCTATCATAGAAGTATTGATATCCACTATCGAATACAGCATATGATGATGATGCTAATGGTGCAAAGAATGATAAAACGTTCTGTAGTTGAGATCCTGCATTAGCAACATTTACAACTGAATCGCGGTTAGGTGAGATAAAAGCAACACAATCCTTTCTTGCTTCGCAGATTGATATGAGTTTTTGTGCTTTTGCTTGCTCTTCCGATATTGATTTAGATGCACCACCTTGCAGTAGGAATCTGATATCAGAATTTACCTTGTCTGACAATTTATCGTAAGCAGTAAGTACATCACCTAAATCAGCGTCGTATACTCCAATGTGTCCATTGTAGTCTTTACCACCTTTCAATGTGTAATTTTTATTACCTATGAAATTGAAAAAGATATCTTTAGAATCTTGTCCCCAAGCACCTTCTCCTGTTGTGAGAGGTGTGACTCCACTACCGAATGCACTTGCTAATGGTGCGGTATTATGAAAATCATCTGCAGCATGGACAGGAGATAGACCGGCAAATATGTACTCAGACTCATTTGCAATCACATTTTTATAGTAAATGTCTTTTGCAGGAGATCCATCGGCATCTTTTGCCTTTGACAAATTGCCAAATTTTTCTAGTATCGCTCCTGTGTTTCCTGTAACAGTACCATCAGAATCAATAACAACGATGTTAAGTGCATCATTGCCTCCGTTTCTTTCTGAGACATAAGAGTTTGTTCGTGGTTTAGGTAATACTGATCTCCACTTGATTGTAGCAGTATCAGTTCCACCATCTGCTCTTCCTGTAGTCATGTTCTGCTGATTATACCAGTCTGACATGGAAGGAGTACCAGTTACTATACCAACATCACCCGATGTTATTGTGAACATTATACTCGAACCAACTGTATTCTTAAACTCTATTTGTGAGTTTGGTTGATAAGTTGTCGCGGTTTCAAATCCTGCAATAACTGTCGATACAATTTTGACATCAATAAAACTATTACCTACACCAGTAACGATGCCCTTCAGGTAATCATTATTTCCGGGTGTCCCAGTTGTTCCAATACCAATGTTTATACCACCCAATGCCTGAGTTACAGCATAACCTACAGCGATATTAGCACTAGTGATTGTCCCAAAACCTGCTTTATCACCTACCTTTGTTGTTAAGATACCAGAAATCCTTTGATCTGCTGCATCATCTATAATGCATACTTTTAGGTTTTCTCCCCATGATCCGGGATTTTTCGCTGCCCAATAATAATTGGTTGCATTGATTTCGTTATTATTATAGTCATCGTAATTCTCGATGGCTAATATTGAGGTTGATGCTATTCCAACTCCTGCGTTGGCATTAACCATTTGTGATCCTGCTACATTTCCTCCACCGGCACGAACAACGTCTAGTTGTCCTCCATAAGATAAGAAATTAGATGCAGCATACCAAGTTTCATAGTGATAGTCAGTTAGACCTACACCGGGACCTCCAAACTTGTCTACAAGTTCTTTTTCATTATTGATCCTGCAAACTTCATTTACAGGTCCTTTTTTGAATGGTCCGGCAATACCGGCAGCAACGTTAATGCTTGCATTTACGCCACCTCTGGTAAGGTCAACTTCTCTTACACTGATACCCGGAGATGATAGTCTGAGTGCCATGTAAAGTTCCTGTGATTCCCTACTGTTTGATATTAATATTTAGAAAAAAACACGCTTACAGAGGGGAAACAATGCATGAACCCTACCAATCTGGATACAATTCAGGTTTATTTTTTCTTCTCTTTGACTTGATTCTAATCTTTGTGCACTCTTTACACTCATAAGAATATGCAGATGGTGTAGTTCTATTATTTCTTGTTCTATAAAACTCACTCAACAAGTCTTTAGTGATACCACAAGTTCTACATTTTCTTTCAGCAAATACTAGATGATCTAGTGAAAAAGTATCTTCAAATTCCATTCCTGCTGTCATAGGTCATGATCCACCAAATAACTACACCTACTGATACACAGAGTATGAATACCATCCATATGATTGACCAGACTATCATCTATAATCCCACATATAAGAACGATCACCATACTCATCAACTTTCCATACATCTCCTGATGAGTCAACAATTTCATTCTCCTCATCATTCAACCCATCTGTCATAAATCCAAAAGGTGCCATGTCTTGTTCGATTTGATTTTTTTGTTCTTCATAGATTCTTTTTCTGACATCATTGTCAGTCATCTCTTTGAAGTATTCCTGTGCAACCAACCATGCAAAGATAACTAGACACATAGCAAGGTCATCATTACAACCTTCTTCTGCTTCAAAAGATTGTCTCTTTTGCACGAACGTGGTCAACTCTGATATTATATCATAATCTAAAATTTGTAGTTTGTCTTCTTCAATCAGTGTCTTCAGGTTACTACAACCAACCTTCTTCACAGTAACACTCATCTTCACACCCAATTGAGTTTTCTTACCACTAAAACCTGTACCAACTATCTGACCAGACCTACCACGCATAGCACACATCAATACATTCTCATACTCTAGGTCATATTGTAATATACTTGCAACCTGATCACCAATATCATTTACTTCACATAATACAAATGCTTCATTGTATGCAAGTGCTACATCCATTATCACAGATGGAAAAAGCATAGGTTTGATTTCATTATCTTTATACTTAGCGACCACTCTATATGGAAACTCTGTGATATCAAACACTACAAAGGCACTGTAGTCCTTTGAGATACCTCTTGCCACATCCACGGTTATGATATAATCTCTTTTCTTGATAGGGGTCTCATATACCATTAGATGCCCGTTTGTCTGAACTGGATCATTATATGCCATCGCTTTCAGTTTAGATGGTGCAATCAATGTATCAACAGATCCTAAGAACTCACACTCAAACTCAACCTTGAACTGTGCTTCAGATGTGTTTGCTATTGTTTGTGCTTTCCACTTTGCATCCCTACCCGGAACTTCTGACCAGTGAACTTCAGTCGGCACATACTCATTCTTACCTCTTTCCGCATCATGCCACATTCGGTAGAAGTGATTCATACCTTTAGGAGTAGATACAATTATAATCTTTGTTGACTTACCAGATGATATTGTAGGATATACTGAACTAAAGAAGTCGTCTGCAATATGATTTGGTACGAATGCAAATTCGTCTAAGAATATAATATTGAAAGTCATACCTCGAACAGCAGCAGCAGATGTAGATGCTGCCATGATCTTAGAACCATTATCTAGATCCATAGATCCTTTGTTCCATGCAACAATACCTTGCTGCATCCACTTCGGTAAGTTTTCGTATGCAGTCTGCAATCTACCAAGCAAATCTCTTGCAGTTGCTGCCTTGTTTGCAAGAATACCGATGTTTATATTATCATTGAATATAGCATAGTGCAACAAGTAAGATACCGAAGTCGTAGACTTACCAGTCTGACGAGGCATCATACAAATATTAAATCTATTCTTATGAAAGTTTTTTATTAACTTCTCTTGAAACGGCCACATATTGAAGGGCACTAGACCTTCATCAACGTTTACGATTTTGATATATTGTCTTGCAAAATAAACTGGGTCGTCTTTACACTTTAGAAATTCTTTTACATTCTCTTCTGTAAATTGAATTTCAGTGTTCGCTTTTTTTAGATTAGGATTACCAAGATAGACGTCACTTTGAGGCATAAATTAACACTTCCACCTTCTTCTTGCTTGTCTTAGTCTGCTATTCGGATCCTTTGCTGCCTTTGGAAACTTCTTCATCTGACCTGCACTTCTTGCACAGTAACTCTTCCTACGGTTTGCTGCTTTCGATCCCGGTTTGACTTTACCAGTCACCGCACCTTTTAATTTTGATCCGGGATTTCTACGACGATATGCTGCAATACCCTTTGCTGTCATACCGGCACCTGATTTTGTGGGTCTTTTGTGTCCAGACTTGACACTCATACCCTTCATATCATCTTCAGATAACTTTTTTCCGTCAGTTATTTCAACCTCTTCGTTCTTGGGAACACAATTAGGAACCATCTTTCCACCTTTCTTCTTATATCCTACTTGTTTATGAGTCTTCCAGCATTCCTGTTGAAACTCTTCATAGGACTTTTTCTTTTTCTTTTTCTCTTTATCGTCTCCAAAATTTGCCATAGGACCTTTGGGTTTGCCATCTCCTTTGTAAATCCCGTAAGATGTTCCCTCTTCTATTTCAGTCTCTTCTTTCTTAACACAGTTTGGATATCTTTTACCAAACATAGTCTTCATACCTTTCTTCTCGTATCCTTTCCAACACTTCTCCATGAATGAAGAATAACTTACATTACCTTCAAACTCCTCTTTCTTGCTATTGCCCCAGTTTGCAGCACCTACCTTACGACATTTGACTAATGCACCTGATGCATATGCAGATGGCCATACAGAGTATCTTGACTTGACCTTATGATAGCAAGCATCTTTTGTGCCACTACCTTTACCTTTCTTATCTGCTTCTTCTATACTTTCACCTTCTGGTTTATAATCTGACTGTAATGGTTTAGTTTCTCTTCCAAAAACTTTATCAGCGTTTTTTTGATAATCTTTTAACTTTTTCAATTTATCTAACATTGGTGTTGAAAAAACAGACTTTCCAACTTCTGTAATCTCTGTAGATTCTTTCTTCACTTTTTTCTTATCAGTACTAACATATGTAGGTTTCGCAGCACCTGACTTAGATTGCTGGTTAGGGTCTGCTGCTTTTTTTCTTCTTGATGCAGATTCTCTTTCTGCTTTAGTCATACTCGCTCTTTTTGAAGATGATACACATTTAGGTGTGCCTTCTCCGGGTTCGTCACTAGCACAGGTGCCTCCTGTCTTGACATTTACCCAACCGGGTTTACCATCTTTTGATTTAGATCCCTTGAACCATTGATGTAATGTCCCTTCTGTCTGAACATTAGGATTTACATCCACCATCACTTTTTTATTATTTTGTTGTCTAAGAAGTTGTTTCAATTTCTTATAGTCGCTAATGTTAGTAGGGTCTAGATTTTTATACTTATCTAAGAAACCATCTGGAAATAATTTTTTCTCCCTGATAGGACCGGCACCAATAGATCTAATTATCATCTTGAGTTTTTTACTTAATGAATATGGATTAGGTTGCTTGATTCTAGCAGGATTGGCAGGACTTATTTCATCAAGAGTATCTTCATATGTTTTGACTCCTCCC